CTATCAGCGTTAGGATATCAGCAACCTTCAGGACGTTGCTAAGTACGATTGATACCATAGATAGCAGCACGCCGCTACGGTTCCGGGACAGGCTATCGTCCGATGAGGCGACTGTACAGGACGTATCAAACACACTCCGGGAGCGAAACAGGCTATCACAGAACTCCCTGCTAGCAACCGATAGCATAGCCTCGCTCGTAGATAAGCCTCGGCTGTTGGTGGATACGCTTGATGTTGAGGGTGGCTTTATAGGCTTGTTGAAAAGAGCTAGAATACTCACCGACAACCCAGCCATAACCGATAGCGTTATTGCTACGTACATTCGAGAGGGAGGTGCGCTCAACGATATATTGCTGATGGATCAGTTCGACGTATTTGATTTTGTTACGGCATTGAAGATTCAGCAACTTGTTAAACGAAATTTTCAGCATGACATTGAGAAACTAAATGTTGATCACAGCGTTGATAGACTCAATATTTTGACTAAGATTACGAGAGAGACATAATGGCTAACATGAAGAATGTTTTGGTTGGTGATACGTTCAAACAGATATTCATTGCCAGCGGCACCGATCCATCAGTAATTGTAGCGTCCATCGTTGATGGGAGCGAATCAATTGTGTCCTCGGGCGCTGGCGTGAATAGTTTGAATGGTCATTTCTATCGCAACGTATCTGGCGGTGTTAACACCCCCGGCTATTACGTCAGCCAATGGGATGCGACTATTGGTGGATTAGCATATAAACGTCGCAGACGGTTTAAGGCTGTACGTGGGGAGGTTGACTGATGGGCAGATATATTAATTGGGAGGATGTAATTGATCGTTACCCTACACTGGATACGCTTGGTGGCGCTGATGAACTATCCTCCTCATACATAGTTTATTCTGAAGCGTTTGTGGATGGACTGTTAGCGAATCATTACACCATACCCTTTAGCAGCAACAATATGATTATTCGGGACTTGTCTATTGACTATTGTTACTGGAGGGCTGCTCGGTTTAAGTTGGAGGATGCTACTGGAGTTAAGAGTTCATTCTTTGAAACGATTGGCATGATTAAAGATGGCCAGGTGGTGATGATCGACGACACTGGAACCCGAATAGAACAGACTAAGCAAAAGATCGGTCTACACAGTACCACGGAAAGTTACCATTCATCCTTCGGTATGCGGACCCCGGACCTCTGGCATATTGATCAAGACCTATTGGATGCCGAGGAGGATCGCAGTGGCTAGAGATATCATAGTCGAACCAATTAATGGTGGCGCTGATGATGCTAAGCGTTCTTTGCGGATCATCGCCAAGCGAATCAAGAACACAAGATCAGCGAATAGGAAAGTATCAATCTGGTTGGTGCGATGGGTGAATCAGAATTTCAAATCACAAGGTGGCAAGGTGGGCGGCTGGAAACCGTTTAAGCACGGAGGTAGACGGATGCCTGGTGGCGCGATTGACGCATCAGCAAAACTCCTACAAGATACTGGACGATTGCGAATATCGTTTAATCCATTTTTCAGTAAAACTGAAGCCGGCATAGGTTCAGGTTTGCGTTACTCCATAACTCATGAGTTAGGTTACCCACATCGTAATCTTCCGGCTAGACGGATGCTGCCTATCGCTAGTGACCCGGGTGTAATTGCCGGCATAAGGAAAATATATGTGGCCCACGTCAGTAAGGCATTGCGATGATTAATGTATCGACAATAATGATCCAGGTTCAAGAATGGCTTGAGACGGATTTTGAACTGGATGGGGCTACGGTTGAGCGTAGTGAGTTCGTGAACGAGGATGCTGGTCGCGCCCGCAACGGTTGGATTGGCATATACCGGCGCGGCGTTGACTATGATCCTCGTAATCTAGGAGTGCCGCCGAATAACTATGATGCTGATTTGTCCTTTGGCATCATAGCGCAGATGTCTAGGCTTGCCTCCGGGGCAGACTGTGAGGATGCTTTGGAAGCATTCACGAAAAGAATTATAGATCGAGTGGTCCAGATACCGCGTACCTATCTGGATCATTTTGCAAGCATATCGGTTGAGTATACATATCTGGAGGATGATCGAAAGACAATGTATTTTCAGGGTGCGATCATTACGTTTGAAGCAGAAGTTTCTTTTGAAGTTAAATAGGAGTACATGAAATGCCGTATGGTCAAGACGCAAAAGTTGGTCTTGCGTTCCAGAATAGTCACGATGTGGTGGTAACAGATATTGGTTCATTTTACTTGATGCCATTTGTAAGTGAATCCGTTACCCCTGAAGTGCCTGAGTTGCTTAGCCAAAACATGGAAGGTCGTTTTGATGAAGGCGAATCTTATTCTGGCGCGAGGAATGTTGGTGGCACTCTCGCTAACGAGGCACAGCCCGTTACTGTCGGTGTTTTGATGAAGGCTCTAATGGGCGATCCTGTAACAGTATCGAATTCAACTGCGCTTGGTGAGTTCTGGACTCATACGTTCAAGCCTCGCACTGCTGACTTCGATGTCAATGTTACTGGCAACCCGATGACGATGCATAAGAATCTGGCGGATGGCGGGCAAGTTCCGACATACAACAATTTGGTTGCAACCCGGTTAGAGATTAAAATAGCCAATGGTGAATTCCTTATGGCTACGGCGCAATTTACCGGGGGTGTTGTAGCGACTAAGCAGACCAGTGATACTATGGCTGCTGCTACTGGTAAGAAATGGACATGGGATGTGACTTCGCTTCAATTGGGTGGCGTAGCTAATACTGACTTTGGCGACATAACTATTGTCGTTGATGAACAAGCCACTGCTCGTTGGGTCTTGAAAACATCCAAAGACCCTGACCGAGTTAAGCGTGATGCCCGGCGACAGGTTCGAGTTAATGGAACGATCAAGTTTGTGGATCAAACTGAATACGATTTGTTCCTAGCCAGTACAACACAGGCTTTCCAGTTAACTATGACCGGGACTCAAGAAGTTCGATCTGGATTCTTTGACGTATTCAATGTCATTGTTCCAGCATTCAAGTATCTGTCTTACCCGGTTGAGTTTGCCGATCCATCCGAGTTGCAGGTAACATTCGAAGGCAAAGGTGACTACCACGTTGGTTCTGCGACTAGCATTGCGTTCACATTAACCAATACTCAAAACAACTTCTAAATAGGAGATAGCTCAATGAGCAATTTTACACCACTGGTGAATAAAGAGTACGAGTATGATGGCGACAACATAAGCATTACATTCAGTAGATTGCTTCGTAAGGATATGCTGAATGTGTTGCCTGCTTTCCTTAAGCTGAACAAGGCTGAAGAAGGCAGTGAAGAGTATGGCGAAGCTGTCAATGAGGTCTTGAATAATATTGCTGATGTTCTCCCCGGGTACGTGAAAGAAATGTCCGGGCTGAATGATACTGAAGGCAATCCTATTGGGATCGAAACGGTTGTGAACGAGATGTATTTCATGCGGCTGTGTTCCTTAATTGCTTTGGATGTGATTTCAGAAAGTGGTGTCCCCGGGGGAAAAGCATAACGCTGCTCAAGCGTGCGGTTCGAGCAGCGGCCCGGGGTCACTATTATGCTGATGAAATCTTATGCGGATTCAATTGTTCATCGTGGCTCAGTCTTATGGAGGAGACATATTCATTTTCAAGGCAGGGGTTTCAGTTCAATGCCTGGCCTGATGGTGGGCCACTGATGGAACAGGAGCAATGTGTTGTGGAAATTCTGAAGATCATATTGGGCGAAAAGATCAAGGATATAAACGATGGCGCGAAATAGAATACAATTCCGTGTTGGGGTTAGGGATGACGCATCCGCTAATCTGCAACGGATAAGCAAAGAGACTGATAAGCTAGCAGGATCGTTTAAACGCCTAGCTGCTACGGCAATCTCACTTGCTTCCATAACTGAGATTGCTAGGTTAGCTGATACTTATAGACTGCTGCAGAATAGGTTAAAGCTGGTCACGCAGGGGTCTCAAGAATTAAAAGTCGTCACCAATGAACTGGTAAAAGTCTCTCTTAGAAGCAGAACATCGTTCCAGTCCACAGCTGACCTGTACGCCCGAGTCGCAAGATCGTCTCGCGAGCTAGGACTCAGCCAGCAGGAGCTAATTGACTTCACCGAGACTGTTTCCAAGTCGATAACAATCTCCGGTTCCACTGCCCAAGAAGCAGCGGCTGGTGTTATTCAGTTCGGACAGGCTCTTGCTAGTTCCCGGTTGAGCGGTGATGAGCTTCGGTCTGTACTGGAGCAGATGCCCCGGCTGGCGCAAGCTATTGCTGAAGGCATGGGTGTTGGTATTGGGCAACTCCGGGAGATGGGTGAAGCTGGTGAGTTGACTGCTACCAGAGTTCTGGCCGCTTTGAGAGATGCTGGTCCAGAGATACAAGCTGAGTTCGCTCAACTTGCCCCATTAGTATCGCAAGGATTCACCAATCTTAATAGCGCCATCACTATAACGATAGGCAGACTGGATGCTGCTGCTGGCTTTTCGGCATCGTTAGCTCAAGCGATGATTGATATTGCTGACCAAATAGAATTGATGGCGGATGCTTTAACTGGCACATTAGAGCCAACTGATGAAATGTCAGCGTCATTCCAGCGATTGGCAGTTGGTATTATTGGTGCATGGACAGCTTTCCAGATATTCAAATCAGGTTTCGGTATTGGTAGCAGCAGAATCGCAACGTCGATAAATGAAGCTGTCGGCGCTACCATGGCGCAACTAGCAGTGCTATTTGAACCCGGCGGCATAGATGAATTCCAAGCTATTGGTGACGACTTTAATCAACGATGGTTGGACATTTGGGCAGTCGATCCTATAGATGCTGAAATGGACGCCATCAGGATGCAAGTTATTGATGCGATGCAGTTGATGGGCGAAATCATGGGAGGTTTCCCCAGACTTGCTCCTGACTTCTTCAGCTTAGATGACTCTGATGACCCTGCTGGCGGCCTTAGTAAGAAGCAACGAGATGCTCAACAAAGGGCGACAGATCAATTACAAAAAATGAAAACGACGATTCTCCAGCAACACTTAGCATTTGAGATCGCTGCGGAAACTGGTCGTGACTATAATGCGGTATTGAACGAAGTTAAGATTCGTGCTGCTGCTGCTGCTGCTGACCTTGTGATTATGGGCGGCAACATAGTTGAGCTCAATCGCGCCCTTGAGGTAAAGCAGAATTTTCAAGCAGACGCTACAGCTTTAAACGCGATCCAGATGGAACTACACTGGTTAAAGGCTACCGAGAAAGCAGCATTTATTAACCTCCGGTTACAGGAACTATCCAAAGATGCTTCTTTTGAAACTAGAATTGCGTATGCTGAAGCTGCAGAAGCTATCTTTGATATGAACGAGAAACTGAAAGCAACGCAATCGTTTATGGAGAAGTTATCAGAGCAAGCAGCAAGGAACATTCAAGATGCCTTTGCTGACTTCTTGTTCGATCCGTTTGAAGAGGGCATCAAGGGAATGCTTAAAGGGTTCATCGACGTAGTGAGAAGGATGATAGCGGAGATGTTAGCATTCCAAATCCTAACGTCGATCCCGGGCCTCGGCACCTTCTTTTCGAAGGGTCTAGGTGCTAGGGCTGACGGGGGTCCGATAATAGCTGGTCAGCCAGTGCTAGTTGGTGAGAGAGGGCCGGAGTTATTCATCCCTCACGCCTCGGGCCGGATTAAAAACAACACTGCTACGGGTGGCTCCGGTGGAGAGATGCAATTTGTCACTAACATCGATGCCCGAGGCGCTGATCCCGGGCTTATCGCTCGGTTGCCGGGTATAATGGAACAGCGAGACAAACAGCTAATGTTAAAGGTGCAGCAGTTAGTTCAGACTGGGAGTGTATCCATATGAGCCTGATTAAATTCCCGACGCAAATCCCTCCAGCCCGACTCACGGTTGCTCTGGCCCGGGTGGATGAGACTATCCGTTCACCACTGACCAACGTCCAGCAGGTAGTCTCCCGGGGCAACCCGGTCTGGAAGTGGACTTATGAATACTCGGACCTGAGCGATTCGGAACGAGATGTGGTGCATGCTTTCTTAATGAAGTGTCGCGGCTCGGTCAATACTTTTAAAGTCACTGACCCCGGAGACTATGAGCCAAAGGGTTCCGTATCAGACTGGATAGACGTATTCTCCGGGTATGGAGCATTTATAGCTGACGCTGGGGCTGATGATTCCAGCGTCAATTCTTGGTTTGCTAAAAGTCCTAGACTTGATGCCAATATTAATGAGGATGAATCAGTAAGGTTTGAATGGCGAAGGGTGACTGGTACATCTAACATTGGATGGAAAGGCCATGGCGGCGGCGTCCAAGTAAATTCATTTCAAGCAGGTGCGACCTACGTTCAGCGCATAAAGTCATTCAATGGAGTGGGCCCAAGGTCATTCAATTTTCAGGTTGGTTCTGATGCTGTAGATTTATTTGGCGTACAGCATGCACCAACCCTAGTGGCAAGTGATGATTCAATTACGGCACCATTCTATACGACAAACAATTCCTATATAGTCTACGTTCAGGATTCCAATGCTGGCCCTCCAAAAATTGGTGAGCATTTTTACTATGCTGACTACCGTCTACAGCGATGCGCTCTGATTGCTAACTCGGAACAGTTGCTAACTCGGTCTAATGATTTCGCTCATGCAGATTGGACCGCAATAAATCTTAACGTGGAATCTGGTTGGTGGGATGCTTCCCCGGTAGGAGTCAACAGTGGCGGCTGGAAAATTTATGGTAACACTAGCGTCAATACAGAGCACAGAATAACACAAGCCATCACTAAGCCTATGACTGAAGATATATATACCATGGCTTGTTATGCTAGGGTTACTGATTTTGATATGGGCGTATTATTCAGAATGTATGACTCAGTTAATAACGGCGTGACTGCTACGTTTGATGCTGCTAGCGGCACTATTCAGAATCTTAACAATGCTGGAGTAGGTTCACGGCCCCACGCTAAGGCGTGGCCTGTAGGCTCCAATACCTATCGTTGCCAATTATCTGGAATGGTATCTAGTCTGAATAATCTTTCTGCGTTGATATTTGTAGTAACTAGTGATGGCACGCAGCAATATACTGCGGATGGCTCTAGTGGTATAGAAATTTTTGGAGCATCGTTACGCAAATTCCCATACATGGGGCCATATATCGAGACTGGTGCAGCAGCTATCGTTGGTACGGGATCGCAAACTGGTAGCCGATTGATACTTGATGGGTTCGAGGCTGGCGATATATTAAAGGCTGGTCAGAGATTCGAGGTAGTCAATAGATTTAATAATGTTAACAG